GTAAATTTTGAGCTAGCATGAATGGTATTCCAGCTTTATCAGAGTTACTGTCATTTCAGCGTGCTATTTCTGGCGATCTTGATTTAACAGACGATATTTTCAGAGAATCCGCAATTAAATTATATCAATACAGTCGTTCTAGTGTTTATAATTGGTTGGATCATGTTGAGTTCGCTGTTGATTTTAACATACCTGTTTCACTCTTCCATCATCCATTACATGATAGATATTATCATATTGATGGTGCTAATCGAGTTAGGCGTTCTCAAATCATAGATGAGGATGACGTATTTGTGCCAAATTGCAGATTAACGGATTTATTGGTACCACATTCTAAATTCTTAGAATATGGAACATTGTCCCCAAAAATATTGGAACAAGCCAAAAATGGACATGGACCTTCAAGAATTGCAGCGACATGTTATCTAACTGCGACAAATTTGGCTAGACAGATTAAAATGCCATTGGAAGTTTTTATTAAATCATTAATTGTGTCTGAGACATGTGAACTGGGCGTTGATCCATGTAATGTAGATAAAGAAGTATCACCACCCTTAAAAACGAATTTGCCTTTATATCTAATACATAAGATCAGCAAAATTATTATGCAAAATTATAAATCTAGAACCCCGTATATGTTTACTGCTTCTGATGTCTTGTGGTCACTTTCTCCATTAATGTCGACAGCGATTCCTCCTTTGATGGTTGACCTGACAAATCTGGCGATAATGCGACAGATGAATAATATGGATGATACTCTAGTGAGACATGCTTGTCAAATGTTTTTGCATGCAGCAACAAGTCAATCGTATTGTCATTATATTTTAGCAACTAAAAGTATCTTCCCCGGTTGCAGTTTGAATCTATTATATAAAAATTCAGTGAGTGGATACACATTAGATATGGATTGGTTAGAACCTAGACATGAATATAAATTTGCTGTTACAGGTATCAGAAGATTATTAGATGAAGATAGAAATGATGCACCGTTTAATGAAGATAAGTATATGCAAATTGGGGTTAAATATGGGTGTGCTGATACTATAAACTATTTAATGAAGGAAACACGTAAGTTTAACCATCATGATGATATTTCAATGAAATGGGTACGTGATTGCATGGCATGCACTAGTGGTAATTTTATTGTAAGAGCTCCAACTGAGACTGTTCTCAAAGAGTATACTCATTTCGTGAAGATTGAGAAGCCACTGACTCAGCAAGATATATCAGGTTATGTAGGTGAAGTGGGATTAATTTCAAGTATGTCTCAACCAAACGTCAGGTATTTACACCACACATGGAAGGAAGCTACATCAAGAGTGGTTCATGATGCAAGTATATATGATCCATTAAATCAGGCAATCCTAAGATCACAATACATTACGTCACGAGGAGGTTCAGGTGCGGCCTTAAGAGATACTTTAAAGATGATTGATATAGATATACCAGAGTATAAGGGATTGAAGATTAAAAATTCCACTAAAATTATGCAGGCAGCACAGATTGCTAACATACCATTTAATTTGTCACAGAGAGCTGTGTTAGCACCACTTTCTATGGGATTGCGCAATCAAATTCAACGGAGAGCACGTACTATCATGCCATTAAATATAGTTCAACAACAGATCTCGGCTATTCATACACAAGTTTCAGATTATATTAATAAACATTTGAATCTATCTACTACATCGGGTAGTGCTGTAACTGAGAAGGTAATCCCTCTTGGTATGTATGCAAGTTTACCTCCAAATCAAACTATTAATGTAGACATTAAGGCGTGTGATTCTAGTATTACGTATGATTATTTTCTATCGGTAATCACTAGTGCTCTTCATCAAGGTTCAACTGGTTTAAGCGAGTCAGCGCCATACATGGGAGTACCAACAACAGTTGTAAGATCTATTGATAGTGCCGGTATTGGTTCTACAGAAGTACTATCAGGTATTCAACATATGGTTCAATTATTGGCTTTATTATATAAAAGAGGGTTTGAATATAAAGTCAATGATCATTTTTCACCTGGAAATAATTTTACCCATCATACTATGACGTTCCCATCAGGAGCCACTTCGACATCCACAGAACACACAGCTAATAATAGCACCATGATGGATAATTTCTTAACTAATTGGGTGTTTGATAATAGCGATGATATCGAGATACATAAACTAGTACATCATTTGACCATTAAAAGGAATTATATTTGTCAGGGTGATGATGGTATTTTAATAGTAAATGGGAATAACAATCATAAAGTGTCATCAAAATCTATAATTAAATTATGCCATTTGTTAAGTAAATATGGTCAAGAATTTGGATGGAACTATGATATAGACTTTTCGGGAACAACTGAATATTTGAAACTCTACTTTATTAATGGATGTCGAGTACCAAACCTAAGTAGACATTCAATTTGTGGTAAAGAGAGAGCGACAGCAGATCGTGCTGAGATTTGGCCAAGAATGATTGATCTAATTATGGGTATATATAATAATGGTATTCATGATGGTATTCATTGGAGGCGTTGGCTCAGATGGTGTTGGTCATTAGCAGCATGTACGGCAGTTGTGAAGCGTAAAGATACTAATAAACTAGTGTATTATCCAATGTGGGCTTTTATCTATAAAGGTCTCAGTCCTATAAGAGTATTTGGATGTCCTGCATATTCTTTCTCAGTATATCGTCCGACTGGTGATATGGGTATGTATTCACTACTGACAATACTTAAGCCATATTTGCTAAGTTTTGCTAATACACATGGCTATAATGCGTCGGTAGATTCAGCATTTGGACCGATTGATTTCATTAGACTTTTCAATGATTATAAAGTTTTCCAAGGATATTATGCAGCTCAATTACCTACACAAGCTCATCATAAAGAGGATTCAAGTGATCCTGAAATTAAGAAACAATTCATAAAGGCTCTGGATGATTATGTATTTTTAGACAGCGCTTTGAGAGCTAGAGTAGCAGAAGGGATGAATAAATATGCAAAGAGTGGATACATAGGTCTAAATAAGGCGCCAACTCTTCACGATGTTTCGAAAAATTGGTATAAGGGAGCTTTGGAAGCGGATAATCCAACTATGAAAGATGTTATGTCATTATATGATAGTATTGAGTCTGCATATCAACATCATTATAACGGATTCTCGGAATTGCTTAATACATATCTTAATGTTGAATGGGAGTGTGATACTGCAATTGAACCAGTGATAGACATACGCGTTCCATTATGTGCGGGGATAGATATGCGTAATAGTGATCATTATTTTAAATTATACTCAATTGGCCCAATGATGGAAAGTTCAAAGAAATATTTTCAAAATACATTATTTTTGCAAAAGACTCTATCAGGCTTAGATGTTAATGCTGTTGATAAAGTGTTATTAAGATTGCGAGCTTTAAACGCACCTTCAGAGGTTATCACATCTCAATTAATGATGTTAGGCTTATCAAAACCGGCAGCCCACACAATGGCTAGTAAAATTTTAACGATGGATGTTAAGAGTGTCCAATTGGCTAGAGTAGTGAATTTAGGTGTCCCAGATTCATGGATGATGACAAACTTCGATAGGGTGATAAATCAGTGTGTTCATACTTATCCAAAAGACGCACTAAATAAGGAGGTGAACATTCCACCGGATATTTCCTGGTTAAGACCAATACTACGTATGCTTGGTGCGGCTCTGATCTATACAATGCCAGGTGTAGGTGCTCACGTCTATATTCGGAGTAATCGTGGTGGGATGAGAAATATGAGCCGGAAGTTTCGTCAGTGGATGGCCAAAGAAATGAAGTAACTCACTGCTGGTCATGCTGCTCAATGACATTCATC